GCCTGGTTCGGAGGAGGTGCCGATCTGAAGCAGAAGGCCTGGAACCTGCTCATTCCAGCTGGAACCCTGTCCTAACCCACTCTAACCCCAATCACCCCCAGGAATCGCCTCTCATGGCGTTCCTGGGGGTATCTGTGTCTCTAAGGAGGACTCAAAATGGAACAACTACTAGCACTGCGCCTGGCCGACCTAACCAGGCCCATAAACGTGGGCATCATCAGCCCGTCCGATAAGAACCCTGTCCTGGTGGCTGCCTGGAAGGGGGGCAGCATCATACTCAGCAAGAAGGAGGTGAAGTTATTGTGCTGACATGTCCCAATACCAAATGCGGGTACAAGTGGCAGCCACGGGTGCCACGGCCAAAAGTATGTCCACGGTGTCACAGATTTTTAAGAGAGGAAGATTATCATGACTCCAACGAACCCAGCATGGAGCAAACTGAAACCAATAGAGGAACTGAAGACGGGGCTGTACCCATTTAATAGATACGGCATGATCTACAGCAGGCAGGGAGGAGGGTGGCACTGCATGTCCTGTCAGCGGGATTTCCACAAGGCGTTGGCAGCGCGTATTCACTACTGCCCTTGGGAGAGCCGCTGGAGGATGTGGTCTAGACGGGAGGCACCCATCATTCCCAAGGCCATCAAAGAGATACTGATCGAGAGGAAACCGACCAGTCAGGGGCTAGTGGGTAGATTCTTCAGTCTCTTCAGGGGTTGATTTCTTCATGACGAGGGGACTACGATGGATGTGGGGACATTCCTCACTGTCAGGATTGTCTCCTCTCTGCTCTTCCCCCGGTTGTTCTCTCCTGTGCAGCCGGGGGTTTTTCATCTCTAGTATTATAGTCATTGGATACTTGCTCTACAGGACTAGGGATATGGTATTACGGTATACAGTATTCAATTTACGGTAATAGAGTTTTCGGGTATCCAACGGAGGATCATGGATTTTAGACCAATACCAGCGGCGACCAAGTACGGGCACTCTGCCACCCTAAGCTGCAAAGTCATGCCAGAGATGGCAGCGGAGATACAGGCATTGGTGCAGTCGGGGAGGTTTCCATTCCGCACCAACAGCGATTTAATGAGACATGCTCTTGACTCGACTATCAGACAGTTGAATGATTCAGAGCCGGGGATCATCAATAGGGATGCCACAGAGTTGATGCAAGAATTAGTAACCAGAGAGAGGAGGTACAACGAACTCAACTCCATGGTCGAGGAGGCGGTGACGATGATGGGAGAGGCGATATCTCAGGGCAGGATGCAGGATGCCAGGAGAACATTCCAGCAGACCCTCTCTGTACTGTCCGACATCCCTGACGGGGAGATGAGGGACAACTGTCTACACCTGGTGACCAGGTTCATGTTCCTGAAGGACACCGCACCTGTCAGCCTAAGACCGGGGGAGGCACAATGATCCCTCCATCTCAGCTGATAGGCATCGAGAAGTTTGGAGCATGGTATCCAGGGCAGCAGGAGATTTGGCAGGAGATGATGTCCTTCCTCAACTCCGACAAGCGGTTCCTGGCAGCGTCCATTCCCACCGGGTTCGGCAAGTCCCTGCTGGGGATGATGACCAGCTGGTTTGCAAACCGGAAGACGGTCTATCTCACCAGCACCAAGGGGCTACAGTCCCAGCTGATGGCAGACTTCCAGAGCATGGGGCTGGTGGATATTAGGGGCCAGAACGAGTACGAGTGCCTGATATGGCCTAGTACTAGGGTGGATCAGGCACCATGTAAGTCAGGCTACGAGTGTAAGTCCAAGCCCTTGTGCCCTTACTACCATCGTCTGGACGAGGCGCAGAAGAGCCAGTTCGTAGTCACCAACTACGCCTACTGGCTGGCCCAGTCCATCTACAGCAACGGCCTCCAGGCAGAGGGAGAGAACACCCAGCTGCTCATCCTGGACGAGGCCCACCTGGCAGGCAGGAGCTTGGAGTCCTTCTTGCAGATATCATTCGGGAGGTATGACAAGACCACGATACAGTGGCATGAGGACTGGGACTTCCATGAGTGGCGTTCAAACTGCTCCAGGTTGACCACCAGGCTGAAGGAGGAGGTCACCAGGTTGGCCAACCAGATAAAGAGGGCATCGGACATCCCCGGTCACCTGGTTGAGGAGCATCGACGGGTCAACACGCTGCTAAGAAAGTGCCAATCACTGGCCCAGAGTAGAACAGATTACGTTAAGGAGGTGCATTTCTGGGGGCAGAATGAGATCGTGACCTGGACTCCGCTGTGGGTCAAGGATCACACCAATCTACTGTTCCAAGGGGTTCCCAAGATCATCCTGCTATCGGCTATACTGACTCCCCACATCGTGGAGAACCTGGGGATAGATAAGCCGCAATGGATCGAGGCAGAGTCCCCGTTCCCGGCGTCGAACACTCCCATCACTCACATCAACACGATGAGGGTTGACCATAAGGTCACCGACCAGGAGATGCTGACTTGGGTTCGCAGGATAGATGACATTATTCGTGGCAGGCAGGACAAGAAGGGGCTAATCTTCACGGTGTCCTACGCCAGGGCCAAGCTGCTGCGAGAGAACAGCAGGTTCAAAGACCAGATATTCGTACACGATACAAAGAACGTGAGGGAGGTGGTAGATAAGTTCAAGGCAGCCCCTGCTCCGGCTGTACTCGTTAGCCCCAGCGTAACCACTGGCTGGGACTTCCCACAGGAGGAATGCGAGTACATCGTAGTGGGCAAGGTGCCCTACCCCGATACGAGGGGGGCACTGATAAGGGCCAGGATGGCCGACAACAGAGATTGGGCAGCCCAGTTGGCAATGGAGACCCTCGTCCAGGAGACGGGTAGGGGCACTCGCAGTGCTGACGATAAATGCCAGGTACTAGTGATCGACGATGCCTGGCGTTGGTGGTGGCCCAAGTACCGACACTTTGCTCCCAAGTGGTTCCAGGAGCGTGTGTCCAAGCAGTCAGTCGATCTAATCCCACAAATGATTTAAGGAGAAACCATGGCACCAATGAGTTTACGGCCTTCTGAGGCTTCTGAGGGTGGAGCATTTCCACGGGGCTATCTGACAGTGACCGCTGCCAAGTTCGGGGAGTACCACTATCAGACCAAAGACCAACAGGGCAACCCCACCCCTGCCCTGGATGAGAACAAGAAGCCCATCATCTCGATGGCTGCGATCATCACCCTGGAGAACGAGACCGGGGATCAGTTTGAACAGGTCTATAGCATAGGCCGACCAGACCGCTACACGGTCTCCGCTGATGGCCAGGTGCTGGAGGGAGGGATACTCTCTAAGGCTTGTAACTTCTACAAGCTGATGACTGAGGTGGTCAACCAGGGCTACCCAGAGGGCAGCATCAAAGACAACCTGAGCGAGACCTTCGTTGGGATGTCGGCCTACTGGGATGAGATACCCAATGGACAACGCACCCTGATCGTACCCCAGGGACAGCTGACTCTACCTGGAGTCAACGGGACGGCACCTGCTGCTCCTACTGCTGCTCCCACTGCTACCCAGGCTGACACGGTAGTCGCTGACATGGTAGCCAAGGCAGTGGAGTTGGTGCAGGCTGGCATCGCAGCCAATGGCTCCATGACCCGGCAACAGCTGGGCGGTGAGGCGTTCAACCAGAACCTGGACACCACCAACCAGCAGGCACTCATGAACGTCATCTTTGACCAGTCCCTGGTCGATGCTCTGGCAGCCGTGGGGATCACGCTGGATAAGGAAACTTTCAGCGCATAGGTTGAGGAGGGGATGATGGAACTGGAGCATATGGACGTAAGTCTCAATGAGGTTGCTGATCTAGCAGACCCTCCTGAACCACGCGACAACAGCAGGCTGCACGTTTCGACGCTGGTCAACCGTGCAGCCAAGCTGACTGGCAACAAATGGTACGAGGACGAGGAGCCAAGCCCAGAGGGCTGGAACATCATGGCCTTGGGCAGGATATGGGAATGGGCATCGAGGCCGACTATAATAGACCGCGCCAGGGCAGAGGGGTTGGAGTTCACACCCCAGGTGGTGAGAGAAGTTGATGGGATAGTGGGTAGCCTGGACGGTGTCCTATCCTCTCCCCTGGCACCAGACCACATCGTAGCGGTGGTGGAGGCCAAGTCCCGGCACTCATCACCCAGTGATCCACGGGACAACTGGAGGTACATGTGCCAGTCCATGGCTTACCTGTACATGACTGGTTGCACCAGCCTCTGGATGCCCATCCTCTACCTCCCCCGGCGAGGGCCACCTGACTCCCCGTTCCACTTGTACCGTATAGAGTTTGAACCACATCAGCTGGTCGAGAACTGGGTGATGTTGAGGAACGTGAGAGATGCCTAGTATCTGGATAAATAACAAGAAAGAAGAGAGGAGAAATGGTAATGAAGGAGATAGACTCGCTGCTGGGAAGCGGCTGGATTAACACTATGCTGCCAGCACCAGCCAGGATAATCGCCTCAATCGAGGGCACTGACAAGACGGGCAAGACCCACCTGGCACTGACTGCACCCCGGCCAATCATGTACATCGACCTGGATGTGGGCACAGAGGGCGTGATCCACAAGTTCCAGGGTGAGGACTTGATGGTCTACCAGGTGCAGCAGCCAGAGAGGCTGGGTAGTAGTCAGGAGTTGATGGGGAGATACGGGGAGATATGGGCTACTGTCCAGGACAAGATATCAGAAGCTCTGGCTATGAATGAGGGCACCCTAATCATCGACACCTTCACTGAAGCCTATGACATATGCAGGCTGGCCCACTTCGGCAAGATGTCCCAGGTACAGCCCCATCAGTATGGGGTAGCCTACGCCGACCTGCGTGAGGTCATGCGGAAGGTGCATCAGAGCAAGATGAGTTGCATCCTGCTTCATAAGATGGGCAACAACTTCAACACAGGGGAGCCTGAGATGAAGGGCTGGAACGACATCCCCCATCAGGTTCAGGTAACCCTTCGCACCGACAGAGAGGACACCGCTGATGGCCCGGTGTTCTTAGCTGAGGTAAGAGCGTGCCGTCAAAACCCCAACCTCATGGGCAAGCACCTCTACGCCGGGGCCACCACCGATCCACGTGGCATACCTGGCGGTCTCAACATGCAGATGCTGTTAAGCCTGGTGCAGTCAACGTGATCTACCTTACGACAGCCGCCAATGATCGAGACCTGGTGCGGCTGTTCGGTGACCTGGCAATGGCAGTCCCCATCCCATATGGGGACTTCATTTTCCATGGCAAGGTGAATGGTGAGATGGTGAGGGTCTGTGGGGAGAGGAAGAAGTTCTCCGATCTGGTGGCCTGCATCAACGATGGCAGGCATGTCCAGCAAGTACAGAGCGCACATGAAGCTGGCTTCCAGCACTACTTCCTGGTGCTGGAGGCCATCTGGCGAGAGACCCAGGACGGTGAGGACACAGAGTTCATGCAGGGTAACAGGTGGATCAGGGCCGGGATGTCCTACCAGAGGGTGGACTCCTACCTGAACGAGTTGACCTACCTGATGGGCGTCACCGTCAAGTACAGCAAGTCCAGCCGGGAGACAGTGAGGATAGTCAGGGGTATGCACGACTTCTTTGCTGACACAGAAGCCCATAGCAGCCTGAAGAAGTTCTACACTGCCCCCATGTCCCCCGTGCTACTAACGAGGCCATCATTGGTGCGGAGAGTGGCAAAGGAACTGCCTGGGATAGGGTGGGAGAGAAGCTTTACCATCGAGCAGCGGTGGCCTACTGTCAGGGAGATGGTGAATGCTCCAACTGCTGACTGGGTCAAG